TTTAGAGAAGTTGAGATTCTTACAAAACAACAAATACAAGAAGGTTATTAATATGTATTTCGACCAATTCCCATTAACATATTATTCCTTAGATGATAAAAAAACCATTCAAATTGTTACTGATATAACAAGAAGAAATATAATCGATGGTTCTGTTTCAGAAAATTATTCTTTTTTTGAAACTTATGATGTTAAAGAAGGTGAAACACCAGATATCGTTGCTGATAAGTTTTATGAAAATTCTGAACTTCATTGGATTGTTTTACATTCTAATAATATTCTTGATCCTAGATTCGAATGGCCTTTAGGATATGTTAATTTAGTTGCTTTTGTAGATAATAAATATAATCAAAGAGATGGAACACATCATTATGAAAATTCTAATAATGAAATTGTTGTCGGTAATTTGTTTATAGAATCATCAAATTTTGCAAATTTTGTTGTTGGTGATGTTATTGTAAATGAAACTAATGATGGTGTTGGTGTTATTGTTTCTAAACTATCATCTGCAAATGTAATTATAAATGTTTCTGTTGGAGGATTCAAACAAGGAGATGATATTAAAGTTATAAACGAAGCTAACATTTTAACAATTTCATCAACTACATCAATAGGTTGTGTTCCGGTAACAAATTTTTTATATGAAGAAAGATTAAATGAAATAAGAAGAAGAATAAAAATATTAAAACCACAATATGTTGAAGAAGTTGTAAAAGACTTTAACATTAAAATAGGAACTTAATGTGACTGAAGAAGGTATACAAAATTCTGGTGAGGTTGGAATTGAGCAATTAAAACTTGTTTCATCAACAAACATAATTCATGATCTTACAGAATTTCTAGTTGAATTAAACATTTTTGAGGATATATTCACAAATTTTATCCGTGGAAATATGATAATAACAGATACTAGAAATCTAATAGAGAAATTACCAATTATAGGTGAAGAATATTTAATTTTAAAAATTAAAACACCATCATTTGAAAAGTCTATTCAAAAAACATTCAGAATTTATAAAGTTTCCGATAGGGTTATTGTTAGGGATCATAACACACAAAATTACATATTACACTTTGCATCCATTGAATTATTCCATGATATGTTATTACCTTTATTTGTACCATTTAAAGGGTATATTCATGATGTTATAGGGAATATTTTTGAAAATTATATTGCAACAAGTAGGGAATATGAAGTTTCACAATCCGATGAGAAAATAAGGGATGATGAAACTGTAACACCATTAATCATTTTAAATGAAATTGAAAATCAAGTTAAGTTTGTTTCTCCTGGTTGGACTCCATTTAAATGTATAAATTGGTTAGTTAGTAAATCGATTGCTAAGAATGAAAAATCAAACTGTTTTTTGTTCTTTGAATCTAATAAAGCATTTTATGTTGGAACACCAGAATATATATTTCAAGATTGTCATGAAAATAATAATTTTATAGGAACATTTACACCATCTGTTTCCAACATAAGAACCGATAACGGTAAATATGATGCTAATAGGGAATTTTATATAGCAAGCGATATTATGATGATAGATACCACAGATCACATAAAAAATTACACTAGCGGATATCTTACAAATAGATTATTGGAAGTTGATGTTTATAATAAAAGATTCAATACCATTGATTATGATTATGTTAGTGAATATAAGAATCAATTTCACACATCAGGAAATGGTGATAAGTCAATTCCATTGTTTTCAGAATTAACTATAAGAAATCCAGCAACAAACCAAACATTCTATCCAAAAAATGAAAAACTTTTCACTAATTTTTCTGAAAATGTTAATGAAAAGATGAACCTTATCCATGGCAATAGAAGATCAAGTTTGATTGAATTATCAAATTTAAAAATGAATATGAATATTAAGGGAAGAACTGATATAGAAGTTGGTCGAATGTTTTTCTTAAATTATCCTGATATGGGTGGATTGGAAAAAAAATCAGATTCTAATTTAGATAAACATTATTCTGGATGGTATCTTATAACAGCAATGAGACATAAAATAAATTTATTAAACCATACAATTTCAATAGAAGCAATAAAAGATGATTTGAGGATGGATAAAACAAATGTTTAATAGTAAATATTTTATTGGTGTAGTAGAAGATAGACATGATCCAGAAATGATTGGTAGGTGTAAAGTAAGAGTTTTTGGTATTCATACAGAATCTAAAAATTTATTACCTACTGAAGATTTACCATGGGCTATACCAATTCAACCTATAACATCGAGTGGTATTTCTGGAATAGGAACATCACCATTAGGACCGCTTGAAGGAACATGGGTTTTATTAATTTTTCTTGATGGTGATGATTGTCAACAACCAGCTATGTTAGGTGTTGTATCTTCTAAAATTGGAGAAAATATATTTGGTGATGTTGATAGAAGAAAATCTATTGAGAATGTTAACGATGGCATATTAAGGGATTCTAGTGGTAATATCATACGTGATTCAAGTAATAGTCCTATTAGAGCAGGTGTACCAAGAGTTGAAGGTTGGAACTTAGGCCAAACATCTGAAAGATATGAATCCGGTGGTAAAGGGTCAGGAACAATAAATAATTATAATAATTCAAATGATCCTGGTGGTGCATCATATGGAACATATCAATTTGCATCATACCTACCTTCAACCATGGGTAACGGTAGATCAAGAATTTCACCAAAAAATTCACCAGTTTTAACATTCATAAGAAATTCTAGTTTTAGAAATGAATTTGATGGATTAGTTCCAGCAACACAACAATTTGATTCTAAATGGATTCAAATAGCACAAAATAACAAAGAAGCATTTGAAAAAGAACAACATGATTATATTCAAAGCAAATATTATAATGTTTGTTTGGCAAATCTACAAAGAAGAGGACTTGATTTATCAATTTATGGTCCAGCAGTTCAAGATTTAATATGGTCGAGTGCAGTTCAATTAGGAGCAAATAATGTTTCTGTTTTTACAACACCATTAAGAAATAAAAGTGATTTATCAGATAGAGATATTGTTGAACTTGTTATGGAATATAAGATATCTAATGTTGAAAATTTATTTCCTTCAAGTTCTTCAGAAATACAGGAATCTGTAAGAAGTAGATATCTTTCAGAAAAAGATCAATTACTAAACTTAATAACAACATAAAATATGTCAACATCTTTAATTCAAACAGAAATATTGGGTAGAGTTTCGAACGATGTTTTTAATGCTATTCATAAAATGGGTGTAAAAATACCTAATCCTATTTTAAGAGAAGTATCTATGGGTGTTGCTGAACAAGCAGCATCAATAATTACAAGTGATGTTTCTACAATTACAAACCGAGCATTAAGTATATTACCATTTAACAGTATCGGTATTAATAACCCTGTTGATTTGATTTCTAGTAATTTAGGTCCAACACAATTATTCAACAATTTGACAGGTACAGTAGATAATATTTTATTGAAAGAAATGAATGGTAGAGTAATTAGTTTGTTAGAAGATAAACTAATGCAAAAGTTCCCTAGAAATCATCCAATTTTAAGAACATTTAGAGAAGTTATAAATCCTTTAACTTTAGAACTAAATGGTACTATTGAAGATGTTTTGGATGTTGCTCTACATAATGTTACCGAAAGTTTATTTGGGTTTTCTATTAGAATACCAGTTATGGTACAAGGTGTAAAATCATTTTGGAATACCGATAAGAAAACAGCATTAAAAAGAATAGATGATGAGTATACAAAAGCAGTTTCAGGAATTTATATACAAAGAGCATCAGAATTTGATATCAATAACGATGAAAATAAAGAAAAATTAATAACTTTAGAAAAAGGTTTTGTTGATCCAACTGGAACATACCCAACTAAAGAATATAAAGATTCTTCTGAAACTAACAAATTAGCTAAGGGTGATGTTAGAGGAACCATTGTATTAGATAAAAACAAAAATAGATTGGTTGGTGCTAAATTACCAAACAACAATTCATGGGATCAACCAGAATCATCATATAAAGCACAATACCCATATAATAAAGTTACTCATACTGAATCAGGTCATATTATTGAAATAGATGATACACCAGGAGCAGAAAGATTACACGTTTATCATAAATCTGGAACTTTTATTGAAATAGATGCTAATGGTTCTATCATAAAAAGATGTAAAGGTACTTCATATGAAATAATTGATAAAAATAACAAAGTTTCAATCAATGGTTCGACTGATGTTTCTATCAATGGTTCCTGTAATATTTTTGTTGGTAATAATGCAAATATTGAAGTTGATGGTGATACAAACATAACTTGTCATAATGATATAACAATGCAAGCCGGTGGAAAGTTAAATTTTAGTGCAAAAGAAGAAATTAATATATCTAGTGAGAACATAAATATTCAAGCTTATAACGATATGAATATGAATGTTGGTAACGATTTAAAAGTTCAATCAACAAAAGATATAAATTTAAAATCTGGAAACGATATAAACACACAAGCACAAAAAACTATAAATGTAAAATCTGGTGATGAAGTTAACACACAATCTAAAAGATTGAACAATAAAGCAAGTGATGATATCAGAAATGAAGGTTCAAATATACACAATAAAGCTAGTAAAGAAATATTTAATCATGCTGGAAAAGATATTCATACTAAAGCAGATGATACTATAAGAACAAAAGCATCAAATTCTAGTAATAATCCAAAAACAGCAAATGGAAGTAAAGATGCTAAAGATGCTAGTTTTGCTGACATTTCAAAAATTGGTGTTTTAGATGGTAGAAAAGATATTCAAGATGTTGATGTTGATGATCCATCATCTATAAATATGGTTGATACTTTTTCTTTAAAAGTGGAAGAAGATTCATTTAATGATGAAGATTTTAATAATTTTGAAGATACTTTGTTAACTTCTGGTATAACAACACATGAAAAACAAAGAGAAGCACCAATTGTTCAAGATTCTGATCCAAACATAAAATCATATAATGATGTTTTTGCAAAAGGTAATAAAGAACTTAAAAATTTCACTAAATTACCAGGAAACTATGTACTAACACCTAATTTCACATTAGAAATGTTATCAAACAAAGCAGCAGTCACCAAAGATAACATTAAATCAACAAATGAAATAAGTTATGGTGAAATTGTGTTTAATCTACAACAAATTTCTATAAATATATTAGAACCAATTATAAATCTTTATCCTAATATGATTGTAACTTCTGGATATAGAGATAGAGAAAGATCAACAAAAACTTCTCATCATCCATTAGGAAAAGCTGTTGATATACAAATTAAAGGACTACAGAAAAAAGATTATTTTGATGTTGCAAAAAGATTAGCAGAAGTTTTAAATTTCGACCAATTCATTTTGGAATATACAAATTATTCAAATAACCCATGGATACATATTTCATTTAACGGTGAAAATAATAGAAGTCAAATTTTAACATTTTGGAACAATAAAAAACATTCAAATGGACTTTCAAAGTTAGCATAATATGATAAATAAAGAAATAAATAGAAAAGTTAGACAATTTTCAGATGTTAATTTGAATTTTACTGTTAATCCATTTACTTTAGATATTAACAAACGTTTTGATGAAGATGCTATAAAAGATTCAGTAAAAAATCTCATACAAACTAAAAATTATGAAAGACCATTTCATCCTGAGATTGGTTGTCAAATTTTTAGTTTATTGTTTGAACCTTTTACTGATATAACAAAAAATATTATGAGAAGAACAATATTTGATGTTATAGAAAAATTTGAACCAAGAGTAACAGTTACGGATGTAATAATTAAAGATGATGTTGATGATAATCAGATAAATATTGAGATATTTTTTAAAATGAATAACAATGAAAATCCTATAAAACTAATAACATCTATCAAAAAAATTAGATAAAATAAAAAAGGTGTAAAATTGTCAAATATTAGAATAACAGAATTAGATTTTGACTTAATAAAAAACAGTCTAAAAGATTTTTTAAGTAATCAAACAGAATTTGTAGATTATGACTTTGAAGGTTCTGGTTGGTCTGTTTTTCTTGATATTTTAGCCTTAAACACTCATTACAATTCATATTTTGCTAATATGCTTGTAAATGAAAAATATCTTGATTCTGCAATAAAAAGATCATCGATAGTTTCAATTGCAAAACATTTAGGTTACACACCAAGATCAACAGTAGGTGCAAACGCTGAACTTAGGTTAATTGTTAATAATCCTTTAGGTAATCCAACTAACATCACATTAGAGAGTTATACACCATTCACAACCACGATTGGAGAAAATACATATACATTTTTGAATTTGGAACCTATAACTATTGAACCTGTTAATGGTGATTACATTTTTGAAAGTGTTAGAGTTAAGGAAGGTTCAGTATCAGAATTTTCACACGTTGTTGCTAATCCTGGTACTGATGAAAAATATGAAATTCCAACGAACAATATTGATCTTTCGACGCTACAAGTTTTTGTTCAAACTTCTATAACAGATATTTCATCTATTAAATATGAACATGCAAAAAATTTAATAGATTTGACTAACGAATCTGAGATTTTCTATATTGAAGAAAACCCTTTTGGTAATTATCAAATTTATTTTGGTGATGGAGTATTGGGTAAGAAATTAGAACGTGGAAACATAATCAAAATGCGGTATTTGATATCTTCTGGTCAAGAAGTTAATGTTTCTTCAGTGTTTGATCAAAATTTTCATATAAATGCTCAAATTGCTAATTCTAGTGATATTTCGGTAGAAGTTTTGAGTAATTCAACTGGTGGTGCTGATAGAGAATCATTACAATCCATTAAATTCAATGCACCTAAAATTTATGCTTCAAAAAATAGAGCAGTAACAGAATCCGATTATGCAGCATTAATAAAATCTGATTATATTCAAGTTGAATCTGTTGCTGTGTGGGGTGGTGAAGATAATGTACCACCTATTTATGGTAAAGTTTTCATTTCTTTAAAACCTTTTTCTGGATTTGTTATTGATGATATAACTAAAAGTAATATAAGAAATTTGATTCTTCGTGAACGTCAAATGATGACAATAATTCCAGAATTTGTTGATCCTGATATACTTTATTTGAATCTTAAAGTTCAATCTGAATATAATAGTTCAGCAACTACTATTTCTTCAACAGAAATTGTCGGGTTTATTAGAGATGATATTGAAGATTTCTTTAAAGAAGAACTTAGCGATTTTAATAAAGATTTTTATTATTCAAAATTGATAGAAAAATTAAACAATTCTCATTCATCAATATTAGGTACTCTATTAGGAGTAAAAATTCAAAAACGTATAAACCCTGTTTTGAATGTTCAAAATTCGTTTTTGTCAGCAAACTCTTTAAAATATAATAACACGATAGAACGTGGTAGTGTTGATTCAACTATATTTTTAATTGTTAGAAATGGTGTAACTGTTTCTGTAAGAATACGAGATGATTCAGATGGTAATTTGAGATTATATAACAGTTCAGATAACAATGCTATTGAATTGATAGGAAGTGTTGATTATGAGAATGGTGAAATTTTCATAGACGGTATTACACCTATTGGTTTTCCACCAAATCAATTTGATATAAGAATAATAGTTAGACCAGATTTGAATGATTTGAATATAAATACTACAAGGAATCAAATAATTTTAATTGATGATAGTTCATCAAATGTTCTATCCAATAGGGATAGCGGAGTTTCAATAAATATAACAGCAGCATAATATGCGTTTAAAAAATAAACTATCGGTATTAGTACCATCACAACTACCAGAACATATTGTTGCTGAAAGACCAATATTTACAACATTTCTTAAAGCATATTATGAATTTCTGGAACAAGATCAATATCCACAAGAATTTTTACAAAATAATCTTCTTTATGATGATATAGATTCAACTATAGATTCTTTCATTGAATATTTTATGAAAGAATATGCTAATAACATACCTAGAAGTGCATTAATAGATAAAAAATTACTTGTAAAGCATATAAACTCTTTATATGAAACAAAAGGTAGTCCAAGATCATATGAATTATTATTTAGATTGTTATATGATAAAGAAATAGATTATTTTTTCCCTTCACAAAGAATACTTCGAGCATCTGATGGTAAATGGATTCGAAATGTTTCTGTTTTACTTCGCATATTATATGGCAATCCTAATGATATTGTAAACAAAATAGTTAAAATATCAAATGAAACGAAAGAATTTCAACTACAAATATCAAGAAAGAAGTTTGCAGAAAATTTATATGGTCTAAATGAAGAAATTTATGAATATTTCATAGATGATTCAAAAAATATTCCTATAGAGGCTGGTGATAAGATAACTTTAGGAAATTTTGAAGCTATTGTTCTTCAAACACCAACACAAGTTGAAATATTAAGAGCAG